ATCGTGTCCATGCTCCACGTCCGTCCTGACATGATGCGCTTGATGCGTGACTCCGGTGGCAAATGAAAAGCGAGCGCCGCCGATGTTTTGATCGGGAACGCTCGCCAGTCGCCATGATAATATTCGATGAAGTCCGCCGTAAGCGCATCCTCATCCTTGGCGATCATGCCCGCGAGGACAATTATTTTTTTGAGGTATCATCCGCCTGTGACAGTTTTGCGATGACATCATTGATGACATCGTTCATGTCTGTGATCCTGCACCGTCCGTGCTTCTCGACCATCGCGTCGATGACTTGCTGCTCCTGTGCCTCCCCCAGCAGTTTCCTTATTACGTCCGGGACATACTGAAGCTGGCGCTGGTCAAGTTTCTTGATCAGCAGCAGGATTTCATAATCGTCGAGACAGTCACGGTCGATTTCCAGGTCGATGCCGTGTGTCGTGATGTTCATCGTGTTCGTTGCCATAGTTTTCTATACCTCCAAAAAATCAATTACGCCGCTTTGATGTAGTCATATTTGCTGTTGCCGTCAGCGTCAGGTGTCGCAGTAGCGGTGACCTGGTAGCCGATCGCATCAGCATCAGAGAATGTCACGTCAGCGATGTCTGTGATATATGCCACAGGGTAAACAGTGCGCATCACGGTGTCATCGGTCAAAATTTTCTCGATGACGATCGCATGACCTTCGAGTGCATCGTTGTTGCCCTTCACGATGATGCCGGTGGACAGTGCGCCGGTGACGTTGCTGTCGCCATAGACCATTTTCTGCACGTCGGCGTTCTTGACCTCGATCATTGTGAACTGCACGGTGAAGGTCCTGCCGTTGTTGATGGTGAGAACAGTGTCCCCGCCCCATGCCTTGATCTCGCTGGTGTCGACGTTCTGGGACTCAGTCACACCTGCGTCGCTGATGTAGCCAAGAGACACAAAAGCAGCGTCGAGTGCGGTCGTCGCGTCAGTCGGAAGCGTGGAGCCAAGAGGAGCGGCGTAGATCGCGCCTGCGACCTTCGGCTTGCCTGCGGAAACATTGGAAGCTGTTGCCATTGGTTTCCCTCCTATCGTTTGAAGTGGATTTCATAGACCGCTTGGTAGCGGTACTGTTTTGTTGCGGTGTTGGTGAAATTGTAGTCAGCCTGCAGGTGCACACCGAACACGTTGGTCGTCGTCGCGAATTGTTCCATCGCCGTGATCACGTCCTCGTTGATCTCCGCAGCCCGCAAAAGACTGTCGGATGAGATGGACTGGATCGCGATGGTGGCGCGGTCGATGCCGTTGGTGCGTCCTGAGCCTGTTTTGTCGATGACGATGTAATTCCTGGGGACATCCTGCTTCGGTGTCATAGCGTAGACAGGCAGATCCGCCATGCGGAGCACGCTCGCCAAATAATTGATCAGAGCCTCCTCGATGATCATGTCTGTGCCTCCTGTTCTCCTACTGCCTTCAGCAGGGTGTTGTTGTCGTAATTGTCCTGCTCTGCTCTGCGCGTCGCAGGCTTGACGATCACGCTCACACGGTCGAAGCCTTGCATCGTGTCGTATTCCTCACCAGCGGCAGAGGCGACTCCACCCGCCACGCTCATCAGGTAGGATGCTACCGACTCGGAGCGGAGAAGTTCGCCGACTGCTGCATAGTTGAGTTCAATCTTGAGATTCGGGCTCTTCGACAAGAGACTCACACCTCACTTTTTTATTCCAGCTCAGCGGGATCATGTCGTCGATGCCCATGGTGGGCTCTCCGATCGTGCGCCACTGTCTGCCGAAAAATTCCACGATAGTGTTAGCCCATACGTGTGTGTCGCCCTTCGGGATGCCGAGCGTGTAGACTGCTTTGCGTCCTGTGAGGTTGATCGTGTCGAGGATCTCCTGCTCGGATGCAGGTGCCACGATCACGTTGTCGACCTCGGTCACGGTCTGGGCATAAACTGGCTCGTTAAAAGCGTTGTAACTGTCGACCGTCAGCTCATGCAGTTTGACGGTGATGCCATGAATGGGTGCAAATGCCATCAGGATCACCACCTGTCCGGAGATCCGAAGAGTTCAAGAGCCTCCACACGCTGGGTGCGCAGTCCGAGGATCGCGTACTCCGATCGCTTGATGAATACGCCGCCGCCGGGAACGAGGTAGGTGCCGGACACGGAATAACCGAGCGCAGACTGGGATACTTGTGACATAGCTTCACCGGCTGTGTCCTGCGTCAGTGTCCGTCCGACGACCTGCACCACGACGCTCTTGAACACTTCAAGCGATATGTCGCCGTCCGTGATCATCACGTCAAGGTCTCTCTTCCTCTGCTTGGCGTACATTCGGATCGTGTCCTCGACCACAGGGATCAGTGCCTCTGCGCGTGTCGTCTCAGCCGGTGTCAGCGCCCGCCACAGGGTCGTGATGTCGTCAATTGTTGTGTACGTCGCCATCTTCTTTCTGCACCTTCTTTCTCGTCGTTGTTCGTTTTTTCGCCGGCGTTTTCGGTGCAGTCTTTTCCGGCACTACTTCGAGCCAGTTCGGTGACTCGACCCGTGCCGGTGTGTTAATGATCACGCCGGTGTCTTTGTGCCGGTACTTAAACATAGGCGATTACTTAACGATGCCGAATGCGTTCGGATCGAGGATTGCCCACGCGATGTAAGCCTCAGCGCGAAGATAGACCTGGTTGTATCTCTTCAGATCGCCAGCGCCATCGGGGTCGCCGTATTCGATGACTTCCATCGGGATGTCTTTGGCATAGCCCCAGCGGAATGCGTTTGCGAAGTCGCCGACCAGAGCATCGTCTGCAGCAGAGTCGAATGCCAGTGCGGTGGTGATGTCGGATGCAAGTCCGTTGACTCTCTCAGGATTTCCACCCCATGCGAGCTCGGGGAATGCGGGAACGCCGCTGTACTTGATCGCTGCAAGAGCGGATGCCATCGCAGGAGTCATGACGATGCCGTCGGGCTGATAGCCAGCACCCATGAGTGCGGTGATCGCAGACTGGACTGCAGCGTCTTCTGCGCCAGCAGTAGCGGTGATCACGTTGGTGACTACATCGTGGAAGTTGTTGGTCGCAAGAGAAGTGACTGCGTTAGCAGACTGAGGATCTTTACCTGTCATCGCAGCGATGTCGAATCCGCGAGCGATCTTCTTCGCAAAAGCATCGGCGAATCCGCGGAGATACTCAAGGCGGACCTCGTCTGCGGCATAACGGAACTCATCATTGACACGCTGACCGAAAACGAATTTGATGGGGCGCATCTGGATGACGTTGTTGGAGCCTGCGAATGCGGGTTTCTGTGCGCCTTCTGCTACGACTGCAGCCTCAGACGCAGAGGAGAATGTGATGATGTCGGTGCCGTTGAAGGGCATCGGACGGTTCTGTGCCAGCTTAGCCAGTGCGGAATGACCCTGCACAGAGCTGAACATTTCCTGTGCGACTGTGCCCGGGAAATATGTGGATTTCTGAATAGCCATGTGTTTAGCCTCCTAGTTTTTTAGCCATTTCCATGAATGGGTCTGTCTTTGCATCGGTCTCGTTAAGTCTCGGAGCCGGTGCCGGGATGGTTTTGGGTGTCGTGTCCTTCGCTCCGATCAGCCCTGCGAGCGTCTCAGCGTCCTTCCGGATCTCTTCCTCCGTGGTGCCTTGCAGCCTTCCCCGAAGTGCGAACGGTATGCCGGTCTCCTGGGCTATGTTCGTTTTGAGCGTTTCCAGCTCGTAGCCGTGGACCTTGTCCTGCAGATCTGCGATCTGCTTCACCGTGTCGGAGTGTTTGGTCTGCTCGTCTTTGAGCTTCTGCGTGAGATCTGCGACCTGCAATTTCAGCGCATCATAATCTGAGTACCTGGACTCAATAGCCTTGCGTTCACGCTCGATGCGCGACTGAATCACCTTGTCGAGTTCTTCCTGCGTGTTGATAGGATCAAAAGCCATGTTATCCTCCCCACTATTGGCGGTGGTATCGCCGTAAATTCCAGTTTTTACCGTGCTGTTCCACGTGCTTTCATTCTGTAATGCTGGAATGCAGAAAAGTGTGCCCCAAAATGAGACACACTTGACAATGTGGATTAATTCAGTTAATAGCCGACGCTCTGCTTCTGCTTCTTCGGCTTGATGTTATGCAGTCCCCACACGGCGAGTGCAGCGGACTCCATGAGCCCCACGTCCACGCCGTTTTTGATGGACTTAAAGCCGAAGCCCGAGCCGATGGCGCGGTGTTCGCAGTTGCTCACGGATGCCTCCAGGGACGGCTGACCCATATGCCGGATCTGTTTCTTTACGATGGACTGCTCGAATAATGCGTTGCAGTAGATGATGTCACTGACTCGCGGGAACGTGAGTTTGATCTTCACGTTCGCGTCCTTCAGGTCGTTCTCCAGCACTGCCTGCCCTGCAGATCCGTCCACGATGACGGCACCGATCGCGTCCTTTGCGTCCCGCAGGAACGACACGATCCAATCGTTCCCGATGCGTCCGTCCCTGCAGTCGATGCTTTCCACGAATGTCATGCCGTCTGCGGTCAGCAGTGCGATGCTCATCGACGCGCTGGATGCTTCTCTGCCGTACTTGATGCCGACATACATCTGCCCGACGAGGTCTGGCAAGGTCTCGCACTTGCATCTGTCCCACTCGACCAGGCTGATGGCGGACTTCAGTGAGAAGCCTGTCCAATAGCCGAGGCGCTGGATGTTGAAGTCGAGCATGTCGAGCGTTGAGGCTTCGACGGACACGTTGCGCTCGCTGAGCGTGTAGCCGATGCTCGGGTTCGTGGCATACCATGCCTCCTCATCCTCCGGATCGGTCATGTCTTCGATGCCCCACTCTTCCCACGCCGACATCTTTGCCTCGCCTGACAGCACTCTTGTCCGCAGTTTGCTGAACTCTGTGCCGGATGACACCGCAGTCGGTGCCGTTCCGGTCATGATTGTCTGCGGGTTCTGCGATGCGGCGATGGTGTACATCAACGCTGATGCCTGTGACTCCGTGTACTCCTGCGCCTCGTCGATGATGAGCAGGTCATATGTCGAGCCGAGCGCTCCTGTGCTGGTGCGTGTCCGGAACTCAATGATTCCGCCGTTCTCTGTCCACAGGTGTTCCTTCCCGTTGGCACGGTAGGACGATGTGATGGCGATGTCTGCCGCCTCACATGCAGCGCTCAGGCGTTCCCACGCTTTGTGCGCCGTGTCCGTCCTGTGTGCCGTGTGGATAATTCTCTCGCCGTGCTTCAGTCCCCACAGTTCACGCATGATGAGCGTCTCGTTCTTCCCGTTCTGCCTCGGGACAGTCAGCCCATACATCATGTGCGTGAAAAGTCCGTCAGCAGTGTGTGCCAGCATGTCGTTGACGATCAGCTCCTGCCACGGGAACGGCTCACGATATTGCTTGTATAGTTCGACGGCTTCATGCCCATAGGTCTCTTCATACGGCAGGATCACCGCCGTGGTCGGTTCCTGGGCTCCCCTGCGTTTCTCGTTCTCCACAGTCAGCCCTCCTCAGTTTTCTTCATTGGATCTAAATCTCGTAGTCGGTCGTACACCTGCAGTTGTTGTGTCTGGCATAGACCTCCGCAGGCTGTGTGCCGTATGCAAATACGCCTTCAAGTCCTGCGCACCACGGGCAGCACTCTATCTCTGCGACGCGGACGATCTTCGGCTGAAGACCGGCACGCTGCGCGAAGAACGCATTTGCGCGGACGAATCTGTCCACCACTGTCTCGACATGCGTCTGCACGGGTTTATCAAGCACCCAAAGACCATCCTCGAAGTCCTCATAGTCGGATGCCAGTCCGCAGATGTTGTTGATGCCATCAACATTCTGCCGCGGCTTTATCGCCTTGATGTTCATGCCTGCCCGCTGGTTCTTCAGCGTCTGCATCGTGTCGGCATAATTCGCCGTGATCTGGTCAGCGTATTCCATCGCAGGACGCATCGTGCGGTCTGCGATGTTGTAATACAGACGCCGGTCAGGAAGTGCGTCAGGTCTCAGCACCTTCTGCAGTGCGCGTGATGCGTGTTCTCCTGTGATCTGAGACACTTTGTGTGTGTCCTCATAGGTCGCTTTCCCCTGTGCCAAACGATCGCACAGACGTAAAAATTGACGGTCGTGTGCGATGCTGTCACGCAGTGTCCGCATGATCTCGTCATGCAGAGCAGGAGCGACATCGTTTGTGGTCGCCATCAGACACCTCCTGAAATGCTCAGCAGATCATCCAGCACAGCCTCACCGCTCGCCATCTCGTCGATGCGCTCCTCTGTCATGCCTTCAGCGACAGACTCTGGACGGATGCCGGTGAGGTCGTAGATGCTCAGCTCGCCGAAGTATCCCGGGAAAGACTGCTGCATTTTGATCAGTGCGTCTCCGATCAGCGACAGACTGCTGATGTCGGGCTCGAATACCGGTTCCCAGATCGGTGTTGTCAGGTAGAACTGTGAGCGCTTATAGTCCATGTCATCACGCAGACATGCTGCGAGATAACCGACATTCAAGAAGCCTGTGCCCATCGTGCGCTGTGCTTTCCTCGCACGCAGACGCAGGGATTCATGTGCCGCCTTGATCGCGTCACTGCTGGACGGGTTCGCGGTAGGAAATCCGAGGTCGTCAAGAGTCAGCCCTGTCTCACCTGCGAACATGTTCGCCCACATGCGCATCTGCTCCGTGTGCGGTGCCATTGACGCAGCCTGGAACTGTCCCACGCTCGGGCGGTTGCCGTCCTCGTCTTGCGTGAATGACAGGAAGCTCGACATGTATGCCCTGGCATTATCAAAGTCCGTGTCTTCGGATAAGCCTAGCACGTACTTCTGCGGGAAAGAATAATATTCAGCGCTGATCTCCGCACGCTTCATGGAACGCATGGCAGCGTCCACGATGCTCATGCACGCGCGGCTGATGGCGGAGTGACCGAATGGTCTCTTTGCGTCGGGGCGGTTGATGATGGGCACCAGCATGCACTGCCGGACCTTGTGCTCATAGACAGTCGGCTCCTCTTCTCCTCTTCTGAGGATGTAGGTCGTGCCGGGGATGAAATAGGCTTCAACAGTCGGATGACCGTCTTTGTCCTGCTCAAGGATCGCGTACCCTTCATGCAGCAGTCCTGTGGTCTGGTCGATCTCGCCTGTCGCATGTGCGCCGTCGATGACGTACAGACGCGGCGTGTTATCGGTCTCCGGATCTTCAGCAGGTGCGATGTAGATGAATGAGCATGAAGTGATCACAGCGCTCAGGATCGCATTGTCGAAAAGCGTGTCCCTGTTGTTGAGGTTGTAGATCTGATTGATGTTGAAGTAGTCATTGCGGAACTCGCGGAACGCAAGACGGTCAGCCAGCGAGTCGCATGCCTTCGCGCACCAGCCGAGCGTGGAGTTCATCCAGCGCAGTCTCGGCGGCGTGCTGATTTCCAAGTCCTTCGCCATGTGTTTCATCTCATAGTACGCATAGCGTGTGCGGACTCTGTCCTGTTTGTAGTGCAGTTTCGTGCGGAGATATTCGATCCCCATGAGTTCATGCGGCATGTTCTATGCCCTCCTTCTGTGATGTGATGGGTGTGTGTGGTGTTTCCATGCGTTTTTTTGTGCAGAACCAGCGAGA